GTACGTAGGTAAGAAGCTAGCTAGGTTCAAGGTAACTAAGCAACCTCTCAAAGGCAAAACAAAGAAGAGACGTTCGACAAAGGAAAGCGATTGGCGCGATTACTGGGGTTCGAGCGACAGGCTTAAGGCCGATGTTGAACGTCTTGGTCCTGACAACTTCACTCGCGAAGTGTTGCACTTCTGCCCGAGTAAAGGAATTGCCAGCTACCTAGAAGCCAGAGAGCAGTTCGAGCGTAGAGTGCTCGAGACAGATGACTACTATAACGGTATCATCAACGTCCGCATTGGCGGATCCAACATCCTCAAAGAACATTTACGATCGATCAAATAAGGAACCATATGCGTTGTCTAAGATACTTGAACATAAACATCTTATAGTTCGTGCCGAGCTGAACGACCCACCCTACAATGCAACGGACATTAAAGAGTGGATGCGTGATCTTGTAGATCGTATTGGGATGAACATTCTGATGGGCCCTTATGCCGTGTATTCGGATATGGTAGGCAACCAAGGCCTTACTGCTGTAACGATCATAGAAACGTCTCACATCGCTATGCACGTATGGGATGAAGTTCAGCCTGCCATAATGCAACTGGACGTGTACACGTGTTCTACGCTGGATATAAACGATGTATTCGAGGCTATCAAAGAGTTTCAACCTACGAAGGTCGAATATAAGTACATTGACAGAGATCAATCGTTGACTTTATTGGACAAGGGTGTTATAAGCAAGTAATATGGGAAAGAAAGTGAGACTAATCAGTGGGTAAGAAAAGAACTCGTAAGACAGTGGTGTCAAAGGGCCAGCGCCGTAACATTGTAGCTGGTGTCAAGGAAGTCCGTCAAGGTCGCTCTGAGGGCGATGTGGCGATGAACAAGCGTAAGGCTTGGATCAAGGGTCAGAACCCTTGGGTAACTGTTCCTGGCACTCAGACAAACAAACGTTTCGTGCGTGTCAGAGCAAATGTTGTATGGGGTGATCCTAAGCGTAGGGCATCCGGCGGAATGTATGGGAGCAAAGAAGATGGCTAAACATATAGTTTTATACACAAAAGACAATTGCGGATACTGTGTAATGGCAAAGCAGCATCTGCAGTCGAAGAATCTCATGTACACTGAGATGAAAATAGGAGTAGATCTCTCACGCGATGAGTTTGTGAGTATCTTCCCTACAGTAAAGAGTATGCCTTTTATTATTATTGATGGAGAACAAGTTGGTGGATATGACAAGCTCACAGAATGGACAAGCCGACCAGAGCAACAATACCTGGCAGGCTGAATACATTAAGAATGCCTTACAGAATGGTGAACTTGATGTCAAGTTTATTAAGAAGGATGGCTCCGAGCGCACAATGCGCTGCACATTGAAGGCAGATCTTCTGCCCGAACAAACGGATCTGGAAGAACAGGTTCAGAAGAAGACCCCCAACCCCGATGTATTGAAGGTGTGGGATCTCGAGAAGAACGCATGGCGTTCGTTCCGCTTCGACTCTATTATTGGATTTAGTGAGAGCTCAAATGGTATCAGTTAATGACGAAGTCTCCGCCAAAGCAATGGGCGGAACCGAATTGATGGGAGCACGTCTGGAGTCGTCTATCGACCCAGACCTCCTTTCCAACTTCCAGATCATCCGTTCGAGGGTCCGGGACCTTGACGAGACAAAGGTAAGGATCCTTTGGCTCCATGACCTTCCTGATGATCCCGAGTCTGCTCACCTTGCAGATGGTGGATGGAAGAAGTTTCATCGCCTTGTGTTCGTATCGAACTGGCAGATGCAGGCATACATCGCAAAGTATGACATCCCATACTCTAAGTGTGTTGTCATGCATAATGCTATCACACCTATCGAGCCACACGAGAAGCCAAAGGACAAGATTTCTTTTGCCTATTGGTCTACTCCCCATCGTGGCTTGAACATCCTGGTTCCTGTGTTCCAGAAGCTGTGTGAGAAGTACGACAACATCGAGCTGAATGTATACTCTTCATTCAATCTCTATGGCTGGGCAGAGCGCGATGAGCCTTTCAAGCCATTGTTCGATGCGTGTGAAGCACATCCAAAGATCAATTACTTTGGAACGCTGCCTAATGACGAGCTTCGCGAAGAGCTCAAGAAGAATCACATTCTTGCATATCCATGTACATGGGTAGAGACTTCGTGTCTTGTTCTGATGGAAGCAATGTCTGCTGGTATGCTTTGTGTTCACCCGAACCTAGGTGCTCTGTATGAGACTGCTGCTAACTGGACATCGATGTATCAGTACAACGAAGAACCAAACGAGCATGCGGCATACTTCTACAAGTATCTCGAGGATGCGATTGAGTATCTCAACAACGAAGCTATCCAATCACGTGTAGATTCGCAAAAGGGCTACGCAGATGTGTTCTACAACTGGGACATTCGCAAGCAGCAGTGGGAAGCGCTATTGATGTCGCTCGTGAACGAGCCACGTGAGCTTCCGAAGGATGAGGGTCCAATGTTCTCATATAAAGTGGGTTGACCTTTTTGTCAAAATAATGTATAAGGGATTATACATTAAAGAGGAAACTATGCAGCCATTAGAAGAAAACAAACCCAAGCGGTCGATTCAATACTACGCAGAGCGTAAGGCGTCTGACCTTATCACCCTGTTCGAGTACAATCTAGATATCTTTATCTCCAACAAGCGGGCCAAGTTTTCTCCTATGGCTGTCCTCAAAGAGCGTAAGGCGAGCGCGTTTAGTGTTCAGAAGCTGCATGCCTTCTATGCAAAGATCAAAGACTCTGAGCATGAGCGTGAGAAATTATTTCTCGAGATGGTCATTGACGACTGCCAACGGTATCTAAATACTAAGCAGAAGGTGAAGAAACAAACTCGTCTTCCTCGGGAGAAGCCTGTTGAACAGATCGTTGCAAAGCTCAACTACATGAAAGAGTTTCCTGAGCTGGAACTCGTCAGTATAGAAGCTGTGCAGATCCCAAGGTCACAGACACTCTGTACATACAACACAAAGACAAGGAAGTTCACTATCTTCCAGGCTCAAGACACTGTCCCCTTCACACTGGGTGTATCGAGATCGTCTATCACCCAATACAACCCACAGAAGTCTGTACAAAAGACTCTACGGGATCCAAAGAAGCAGCTCGAGAAACTTCTCAGTGCATCAACGACCACTCTATGGTCAGAGTTCAATAAGATCAAAGCCAAGACCTCGGTCCCAAGTGGCAGGATCAATACGGAGACTCTTCTTTTGAAAACTTTCCAGGTATGACGGATAACGTAATACGATTCCCTAAAGCGCACAAGTTTGCTCCACCTCAGTCTATTGAGGAGGTCAAAGAGAACGTGAGTCTCGTTCGTGCGGAGCTAGCAGATCATGCTATAGCAGAGGGGATGATGGCATTGTTCGAGGCTCTCGCAAAAGAGGGAATCGACATCACCGGAGACGATGTGCATATGTGTAATGCACTAATCTGCGAATCTATACGGGCAGCTGCATATAAAGCGTTGACTTTATATCATCCTTTCCATAGTATGGTAGAGCACATGATAGTGTTTGAACATACCGAAGATGGCTTCTCGTATACCTACAAAGTGCCTACACACTTCGAAACAGAGGAAGAAGATAATTCTTAAAATATTATGATCATAGTGGACCTTAACCAGGTAATGATATCCAACTACATGGCTCAGATTGGATCCCATACCAACATCGCTGTCGACGAGAGTCTCTTTCGTCACATGGTGCTTAACTCGATTCGCAACATTAACAAGAAGCACTCTCAAGAGTTTGGCGAGCTTGTTATTGCCTGCGACTCTCCTCGTTCGTGGCGTAAGGAAGTATTTCCCTACTACAAGGCGAACAGAAAAAAAGCAAGGGATAGCTCTGATTTAGACTGGTCGGCGGTGTTTGATTCGCTAAATAAGGTTAGGAACGAACTCAAGGAGTACTTCCCTTACCGCGTTATCCAAGTGGAACGTGCGGAGGCGGATGACATCATTGGTTCGCTCGTTCAACATTTCCATGGGGCTCCGATCCTCATTATCTCGGGTGACAAAGACTTTGTGCAACTGCAAAACTATATGAACGTAAAGCAGTACGACCCTGTACGGAAGCGTTTCCTTACGCATAACAACCCTTCGCAGTTCGTAAAAGAACATATCATCAAGGGTGATATGGGTGACGGCGTTCCTAACTTCCTTTCTAAGGACGATACCTTTGTTGTAGGTAGTCGCCAGAAGCCAATCCGCAATCAGAAGCTCAATGAGTGGCTCACAATGGATCCTACGGACTATTGTGATGACACGATGCTGCGTAACTGGAAGCGCAATGAGCAACTTGTGGACCTCTCATTCACACCAGAGGCAATCCGCCAAGAGACAATCAAGCAGTACGAAGAGCAAAGCGGCAAGGATCGCTCGAAGCTGTTCAACTACTTCATTGAGCATAAACTGAAGAATTTATTTGAATCGATAGGTGACTTTTAATGCAAAAAGCTATTTTTGAAATCCTCCAAGAGGCTTCTGAGAAGAAGACTGAGCAGGAGAAGATCGACAGTCTAAGACAGCACGAGGACAACAACGTTCTCAAGACTATCTTGGCAGGTGCCTTCTATGATGGTGTCAAGTGGAACCTTCCGCCTGGTGAGCCCCCATACAAGCCCTGCGATCCAGTAAACGCAGAGAACTTCCTCTATGGGGAAACCAAGCGTTTGTATTTGTTCTGTGAGGGTGGTCCTCCGTTGACCAACCTAAGACGCGAAACTCTTTTCGTTGAGATGCTTGAGTCCGTACATCCCAAGGATGCGCAGATCCTGATCGCAATGAAAGAGAAGAAGCTGCCCTACAAGGGGCTGACTAAATCGGTAATCGCCAAGGCATTTCCAGGACTAGTTGAAGATGAAGAAGTTCAAGAAGTTTAAAGAATACAACGAGTACGATGATTCTTACAAGCAGCGCTCAGAGCGCTTTGAAAAGATCAGCGAAAAGAAAATTCAGTCAGCTTTGAAGCAACGAGATGCATCATGGCTGTCTGACCTAGAGGATGAATACTCCTAATGCCAATCTATGAATTTCGAAACAAAAGCACGGGCGAAGAATGGGAAGAGTTTCTTTCCTTCTCCGGCCGTGAAGAAAGACTCATGGATCCTGACATTGAGCAAGTGATCACAGCGCCTGCAATTATATCTGGCATCGCAGGCGTTACGCATAAGAACGACTCAGGTTTCACAGACATGATGTCGCGCATTGCCAAAGCCAACCCCACATCTCCACTTGCCGACAAGTACGGGGACAAAGGTATCAAGGCAACCAAAACTCGCGAAGCTGTTGTTCGCCAACAGGAGAGACAGCTCAGAAAATAACCCTCTTAGTTATGCTCCGGTGATTCACTCAAACGAAGAAGAGCAACTATGCTAGAAATCGCAGATCCAGTACCACGACTCACAAAGCGTGAAAAGCGAATACTAAGACAGCAGGGAGCCAGTTCTCTACAAGCCGCACCCGCGTTTAACATTAAACGTATTAGGCCGATGACGGATAATCAACAAAGGGTGTTCGATGCTTTTTATGATGACAAACATTTGTTCCTGCATGGTACGGCGGGAACAGGCAAGACATTCATCGCCTTCTATCTTGCCCTCAACAACCTCCACAATCAACAATCTAATCAGAACAAAGTATACGTAGTCCGTTCTGTTGTGCCTACCAGAGACATGGGTTTCTT